TTTTTTTCTTTATATTCTTCATAGTGTGGTTCATCTTCCATTGTGATGCACCATTTGGTGCCTTTTCCATACTGTTGGGCAGCTTCTTTTGTGTCAATTCTTAAAACAAGATCTTTTTTGTCTTCATAAATCTTAACAGCACCTGACTTAATTTGAATTAAATGTGAACGTTTTGAAGGTCCAAGTTTATCAAACGCAGACTGTAAATCTTCAAGTGTTGAATATGAATTTATGTCTTTATTTGGTAACATTGCTTCATATTCAAAAAATTGAGAAGCAATACTCTTAATCTCATTTTCATTTGCGCCCTTAGAAGCCTGTTTCACCATCCAAGGTAAGAGTTTTTTTGTGGGCGAAACATCATAGTCAGCGAGAACGTAAACATTTATTCTGGGATTTTTTTTCGCAAGATCTCTTACTTTATCTTCACAAATCAAAATAAGTTCAAGGTATTCACGAAGAAAATTTAAAGAATTAGGCATAATCTAAATATAACTCAAAAACAAAAAACGGCCCGAATGTATCCTATTCGGGCCGCGCAGATTTGTTATGACTTACGTCACGTTAATTTTTTAACGGTATGATTCACTACATTTAAACTATCACATCAGTCCTTAGATGTGCCTACTTTACCTTTAAGTTACCGAGTCATAAAAAGATATTTTCATATCTTGGAGACCCGAGAAAGAATTGAACTTTCATTGACACATGATTTCAGTATGATAGTGGTCGATTGAATCTGATTCCTTCGAAATTAACTCAGTTAAACTGTTGCAATAATCTAAGATTCTTAATCACTAAGCCTCTGCTAATTGGGCTATCTCACCAAGAATTTATGCTTTCGCATTTGTGGTGAGAACAGGACTTGCACCTATACTTGTTTATGATTTTGTCAGCTTGAATTTTAACTTCAGTTTGTGCTCCCTGTGAGTTTCCTCACAAAGTCTTTTAAGTGAACAAATATGTAAAGATTTTTTCTCCTACTTTTACTTGTTCAACTTCACGAGTGTTACATTCCTCTCGTGCAAATTTTACTGCTTTTTGCAAGCGTTCAACACGCTCAAGCATATCAGCAACTTTCTGTGCAGGCATTGCACCAGAAAACTTCACTGTTTTCCAAACACCTACTGTCTTATCTTCAAACCCTTCTTTAACCTGAGCAGGATGTTTATCCGTTGCAGGGGCAAGCAAAAGAGGTACGAATACTTTCTTTGTCTTCACGGTCTCTGACGGTTTCGAAACAAATGCACCAACATTTGAATCAAATGTCCACTCTTCACTCGGATCAAGCGTTGGCAACTTCGAAACAAATGTATGAACATCTGTTAATTTCTTCTCAAGAAAGAGCAAATACGTAATTGGAACATCTTTTGCAAAAACAACTTCACCAACTGAAACATCTGCATGAGCAAAACAGTTTGTGTAATCTTTACACGCTGTAACATCAAAAAGTTCTGTTAAAACTTTTGCAACATCCTTCAAAACATCTTGCGCATTAAGCTGAACACGAGTTGATTCAGCTGGGAGCTGCTCCCCCGATTCATCATTTGGGCGATAAACCCTTGAAATACCAGTTAACAACGCACTTTTTTGAACCTTTTGATACGCTTCAGTTAAACCTTGATGTGCCTTGTTCTTTACTGACTTTTCAACTGCAACAATCTGACATAATTTTGACATTTTCTTTTCCGTTACTTTCTAATGAATTATACTATAATTGTATTTGGTGTATTGTTTTTAAATCTCTTTTTGAATCAAAAATTATTTGAATCGGACGTGGCGGATTTGTGATTTTTCCAACAGGTTTTATATGACAAACAAGTGCATACTCTGTGACGCCTTCACAATCTAACGTATAAATGTCACACATTGATTCATAATCAACGCGTACAATTGTACATACCTTATGAGGAACGTTTTCTTTTTCTGGCGGAACACTTGGAGTTATTTGAGCTGGGTTATCATTAGTGATGACTTTTTTCGTATCACATTGATGTGTGTCACCTGAACAGGCGAACAATAGCGCCAGCAAAAATATAAACGTTATTCTCATTTAACTTCTTTTTTATTTATCATCCCATGCTTTTTCAAGCAAAGGACGTAGACTACTTGTTATAATATCAATAAATCGTGAATCACTTATAATTTCAAGCATTCGTTCTTTAGATGGGTGTTTGGTTGCTTGTGAAGCGAATGAAGCAATATGCTCATCTGATGAAATACCTCGTTCAATCAAGTCATTTATCACGTTTGCAACATATTCAATATCATTTTCATTTGACATAATGGTTTAAATCAAAGTTGAATTCTATTACAAATATTACAAATTTCTCTATTTGTGTCATAATACTGAACATATTCATGCGTACAATATAACTGATTCATGGAATAATAATTCACTTGTGATTTTCCTTGAATATCCCATCCGTTTTTAATGGCGTTTTTAATTGTGTCACAAACAAACTTTGGCGTCCAATAGTAATCATATTGATCGGTTATGCACAGTATGTTCCCGGGTTTGTTAATGGGTTCAACATACAAACAACCTTTCGATGGCAGCCAACGAAATTCACCCAAATTTTCAATCGTAACTTTTCTCTTTGATGGCATTGTCATGTTAAATCACCCGTGTAATTTCAAATATCGTTCAGTCATATCAACAAGCAAATCATTTAATTTGTTTCGATTGGGTTCTTTGGGAAGTTTGCTTGTTTCATATAACACACCACATTCAATGTCAAGTTTTTCAGCTTGTTCAACAAGCTGTTCATAAGGCCATTTTCCTCGACGTATATCAAGAAGTTCTTCACGATCATGGCGTTTTACAATGACACCTTTTCCTTCAAGAATTTCTTTGCACATTCGCATCAAGCGAATTAAATGCATTCCATGTTTCGTATCAAATCCAAATTTTTCTTCCATGATTGCACGTTCTTTGTTTCGTGTTTTTACCCAATTTTGATATTGATCCCAATATAATTTGGCAGATGAATATGCTTTTTCTTTTGTGAGAAGTTCAACAACGTTTGTTGGCAGATTTTGTAATTCAATTGCTTGTTGATTTTCAAGTTCTTGAAAAGCACCCAAATCTGTTTTTGATATTTCACGAACACCAAAAAGACCATAGTCAGAACGATCTGGTTTTGCTTTTGGTGGATTCAAGAGCCAAGAACGATGTGTCTTAATTCTTTTAAGTTGGGCATTTGCGTATCCAGAAAATGTGAAACGAGCTTTCTTTGAAAGAAATTCATTTCTCCATGATCTTAACTGTTCGCCAAATTCATTCATATGAATAACATCTGAATTATCTACATTCAAAACTTCAATGATTCCAGGATTACAATCTGTTGCAAGCTTTACAAATTTGTCAAGTGAATAAATTACTTTATCGATACCGTCAGATTTGGATCCCATGTGTTCATATTGTTCAAAACTATGTAAAAATCCATAATAATACTGCAAAGGTTTAACACATATTCCCTTGAAATCTTCATCAGAAGTTTCAATGTTAAGCCCATATGCAAATGAGCCATGTCGTGCAAGATAAATTGTTCGTTCGTCTACGTTAAAATTCATTTCAAAATCCATTTTTCTGCAGAAGCAATAATTTTCGGGTGGGCGTGAACAAGAATTTCACGCCAATGAACATCATGTAAAGGCTTGAAATTTAAGCCTTGCGTTAAAAACGCCCAACGAATTGGACGACCTAGTCGTAAAAGATTGGGATTTAAAACAAACAAACGAATCATCTCTGCAAACGTTTCATATGAATTTGGTTCATATCCAGAAACAGGATATTCATTTTTTCTAATTTTCTTAATTGCTTTCAAAAAGTTTGTATTATCACGTAATACAATTAAACAATTGTGAATATGATGACCAATTTCATGAGATAAAATCCCGGGGGCTGTCATATCAGACTTAAATCCCGTAAATGACCACGCAAATCCGGGCGTAATTGTTTGTGGACGAGATTTTTTAACATTTACAAAAAGAGTGCTTGTTTGAAAATCATACCATCCATATTGACGCCAAAGACCAGGTTTATTATCAATGTTATCGTAAATAACTTTTGATGGTTCACGAATATAATTCGTTGCTAAAAATTCACTAATATATGTCCTTGTAAAATTTATTGCGTCATATTTGTTATATGACGAAGGATTAATAATCAAGGGTTCCATTGATTGTTAAATCTAACAAATGGAACCCTTGACATACACAATTTAAATTACGCAATAGAAACTTCTATTGTTCCAGTTTCTGTTCCCGTTGGGATTTTCTTGGGAAATTTCATAGTTAAAACACCAAACGAATATGATGCAACACACTTTTCAACGTCATATTGTTTGTCAATTTTCCATGTTTCTTTTTTATCATCAAATGAACTGGTAACTGTTACCTGCTGCCCTGAAAATGACACAGAAATATTTTTTGGATCAATTCCAGGTACCTCAACCTTTAAAAGACATGAATTTTCTTTCACTTCTGATGAATAAGAAAATTTACTTTTTGTAAGTTTTTGTGAATTAACGTTACTAAAAAAAGTATCAAATTCATCATAAGGAAACTGAAATTTACTTAATGCTGTTGACCACATATTTATTCTCCTTTTACGGGGCAAGGATATAATAATTCACATTTTTTAAGAAGTACACCTTTAATAATTACTTTTTATGCGTTTTGTATTAACATCACCTTTTTTCATATATGCTTCAAAAAATTCTTCTCTAGTAATTCCTGCAGCAATACAAATTTCAAGTTGTAAATGAAATGCATCAACAAGTTCTTCAATATATGCGCTTCTATCAAAGTCAGGAACGTTTGTTATTCGATGTGATTTTGAATTTTTCAAATGTTGATTCGATTCAAACAATTCTTTCATAATATGAAATGTAATATCATCAAGTAATTTTTGACCTTGTTTTGAAGTTACGTCAACTGGAAATTCCGGGAAGTTACGTTTTTCTTTTAACAACTTCATGAATTCATGTTGTTGATCCCACATTAACTTAAATTGATCATTTGATATATTGTGTTTAGTATTGTCCATAATGTAATCTGCTGTTTTATCTCCCGGAAAAATAATACACAAAAATAAAATTAAACCTAAACAGATGATTTCAGTCAACGTCAACATTACGTTGCTCAGCAAGTTCTTTTGCGCGTTTTTCTAATTCATCGTGACTTTGTTTTACAAGTTTAACGTATTCCGGTGTTAATACAAGTGTATCAAATTCTTTATCTGATACTTGCAATCTTACTTGTCTTAATAGGTCGGCGCCGTCGCAGCCGGTCATAATTGCTTCTTGAAAAATTTGAACAAGACGCATTGAAACACTATCTGATAATTTATACATTTATTTCTCCTTGTTAAAATCTATCATAGATTTATGATTTGTAAACGCAGTAATTCTTGTATGATTTTATCATGAACATCACTCGGTGTTCCTTCATTGTTTATCATCACGGCGTTATTATAGGCGTTCATAGAAAATAATTTGTAACCTAATTTAACAGAATTTTGAAGAAGAGTATCTTTTTCATATGAATCATTTTTTTCATATGGGCGTTTATATCGTTGTCCTTCAAGAATAAAAGTAACATCAGGTTTGATTAACAATTTTTGTAACATACGATTAAATCGTTTATTGACACCCGTTGCATCACCATAAACAATAGATGATGCATACCAACGATCCAATATGATAAAATCATACATAAACATCATTGGAAACAAGTGTAGACATTGAAACAAGAGTTTATTACAAAATTGAACAAATTGAAATAAATTGTGAAATCGTTTTGCAAATCCATTTTCAAGCATGAAATAAATTAAAGAGTATGTAAAATGATCGTTAAATGGAATTTCCCTTAACACAGAACTTCTTAAATCTAAGAACAATAGACTTGCTTGCGTTTGTTTACCCATTTGATCTGGGCCTTCTATACAAATTATTTTTGCAAGGCTCATTTTACTTCACCTTTGAATATGCTTTCATTAGGAAGTTCTTTTCGAAATTGTTTCCATCCTATGAAATTGCTATTTTGAATTCCAGAATCAGGTGTTGCAACATGTTCAAACGGAGACATATGACCACCTTTCAACAATTTATTGCATAATTCTATATCGGCTTTTGGATCGCGTTTTCCATCGTGGGTCAAATAACTCACTCGAGCACAACGACCAACACTTATTCGTTTTATGTCTTCAAGATCAAACTTATCCACACGTAACTGAATTAAATCATCAACCAAAGGTAAATGCCAATCACCGTATTTAATTGGTGTTGGCGTTGAATTATTCATTGCATCTTTCATCATAACTGCTGCTTTTCTAATTTCGGGTTGTGCGTCAGGATGACAGCGAAGTGCAAAGAAATTTTCCCATTCAGTTGCAGTTACAATTACTGTTTGCCACATCCATGGTTCAAGAATTCTATTAGAAATTTGTTTATGAACGTTAAGTGCAAGCAGTTGATATACACTGTTAACTGCAGCCTTCATTGCAAACAACCATTTTTCTTTTGCAACATCTTGCTCTCTAAACGATAATTCTTCAGTTGCCTGCATACCACTTTTATTTTTCCCCCAATAAACAGGAATAAAAGGATCTTCAGTAACACGCTTAATTATTTTTTCAATTGGAATCGCTCGACTTGAAGAGCTATTACGTGAAAACATTCTATGTGTATTAAATTCGCTTAAAACACATCGTGGGAAGGTTATTTCTAATGTTGTTAATCTTTGCTTATTTGAATTTATACTGTCTTTTAGTACTTTTACTGAATATGCCATGTTAAAACTTAATCTAACATGGCACTTTGTTCATCTAATCTTTATTTACTCATCGTCCACGAGTAAGTTTCATTTTATATTTTTCTTGTAAATTCAAATAATTGTTCTTCAAGCAAGTCATTTGCTTTTTCTTCAAGATCTTCAAGAACTTCATTCGCTGCACTTAAAGCTTCTCGTTGTGATTGTCCTGTTAATGACTTATTCATCATAACATATCTGAACAATTGCTTTCGAATATCTTCAACGTATTTTGTTGTTGCTTGACGAAGAGTAAATTCAGGAATTCCCCTGAGATATTCTTCTTTTATAAGTTCGCGCAATTGTTCTTGAGTTAGTTTCATTTACAGTCGATCTTCTGCGGTTTTTAACCATTCTGAAATTGATTTCAATAAATCTTCACGCATTTCTTCAGAAATATAGGCAAGTTCAGATTCAAATTCACCCATCATGTGTTCAGTTGTACCATCTTCATCTGGTTCGCCTAAGGGATTATATTCTGAATCAAATCTTTCGCGCATTGTTTCTATAAATTCTTCAACAACAGAATTCAATGCTTGCGAAAATAATTCTTTATGAGCACTTTCAAAATTAATGTCTTTCATTTCTACTGGGGCGCGGCGGGTTCTCGACGAGGGACTATAAGGAACTGGTTCAGCGTTGAACGCGCCGAACGCTTCAGTTTTTCTTGTTCTTTTTGTTTTCTCAGGAGTCCAAAGCGGAGAACCAGGCTCACGACTCTGAATCGCTTCTTTAATCAACCCACGTAACATATTTGGAGTTAGTTTCATTTTTCCTCAAACAATATATATCGCTATTAAACTAAAAACTTCAACATTTGCTCCACCCACAATTATTACATTGTGGACATCCTTGTTGATAAATTAATCCCGTTGAATTACAGGTAGGACATGTTTTTTCTGATGATGAACTTACGCCGTCAGGAACATATGATTTCAATACTCTTGCTATACAATTTGAAAATGAAGTAATATCGCTATTCTTATCTTTTCTTAACTGTTCACACAAAAATTGAACTGGTGTGCCGTGTCTGAGAGCAAGTGAAATTGTTCTCGTAAATGCACCGTGAATTTTATTATCGAACAGATTAACAATATCTTTGAACACAAGTTCTTCATCGTCAATTTGAATTGAAAGATTGTACGTTACAACGCCGTCTTTTCCTTTTCCATTTTTGATCAGAGATCCCGTCTTAATCTTCCTAGGAAGCAAAACATGTTCTTGAAGTCCGGCAAAAACTTCATATGGTTTCCCATTCATTAATCCCACAAGTGCCAAATATGTTTCACCTTGCACCGTGACCCTCTGAATATCACATGGAAGTGCCTTAGGTCTTTTAGGTGCTTTGGTTTCAAGAATTTCCTGGGTCTGCTCGTGGGTCTCTGTCTGCTTTGAGATGACAGCATCTCTTGAACCTATGCGGTATACGGTGACGCCTTTACACCCAAGTTCCCAGGCTTTCATACAAACTTCTTCAACTTCTTCAGACGTAACATTGTTTGGAAGACTAAGAGTATTTGAAACGCTGTGATCTAGCCATTCTTGTGCAGCAGCCTGAATTTTTATCTTTTGTAGATAATCAATTTCTTCAACGGTTGAACCGTGATAAGGTGATTGTGTTACATCAGATTTTCCCGTAACTTCCATCCATTTTTTAACACCTTCATGATAAACATCATAATGTTGCCATTTATCACCCATCTTATCAATTTCATCAATCGATGCCAATTTATCGTTTGGATTAACTTTACGTTTGCGGCGAGCCTTTAGAAATAAAACAGGTTCACACCCAGAAGTTGTCTGTGTAAGAATTGAAACTGAACCTGCCGGTGCAGTTGTTAGATTCGCGATGTTGCGTCGGCCGTGTTTCAGATACATTTCTTTTAATGACCCGGGCCCAGTCTGCTCAGTTAAATCATCATCAACAGATAACAAGTGATTTATAAATTTGTCATCTTTTTCAAGATCATGTGAAAATACGGGAAATGTTCCACGTTCTGAAGCAAGAACAACTGATGAATAATATGAACTTAACGCCAACGTTCTGTATATTTCAGACGTTAAAACAATTGATTCATTTGAATCATATTTCAAATTTAAATGTGCAAACACATCTCCTAGCGCAGTAATTCCAAGACCAGTTCGACGGCCATTAGCAGCAGAAACCTTTATTCGATTCCATAATTCTAATTCTGTTCTTTTGATATGTTCGGGTTCAGGATCGGAACTTATTTTTTCAATAATCTTATTGATTGCTTCAATTTCTAAATCAACAAGATCATCCATTAAACGTTGTGAATTATACACAACATTATAAAATCTTTCAAAGTCATAATAGGCTTCTTTTGTAAAAGGATTGACAACAAAGTTCTTTAGATTCACAAGAATCAATCTACAGGAATCTGCTATAGATAATGGCAGCTCCGCGCATGGGTTTGTCGACGTTGTTCTGAATCCTTTTGATGCATATGAATCGGCTGGAGAATAGCTTGTGATTCTATCCCAGAACAACATTCCAGGTTCAGAACAATCGCGCATTGCTTGCACGATATTTTTCCAAACTTCACGAGCTGAAACTAAATTCTTGACTTGGTGTTTCGCATCTTTTTCGACAGGAAATCTTTGTTCATACAATTCATCATTTTTCACAGCATTCATAAACTCATCAGTAATACGAACTGATACGTTTGCGCCTGTTACTTTTGTTGTATCTCGCTTGATATTCACAAAGGTCAACACATCTGGATGATGACAAGAAATAGACAACATCAAAGCCCCACGGCGACCGCCTTGGGCAACTTCTCTGGTTGTGTTGCTGTATCGTTCCATAAAAGAACCAATACCATCTGATGATCTTGCTGCATTAGCAACCTGAAGTCCAAATGGTCTAAGTGTTGAAAGATCAATTCCAACACCTCCACGACGTTTCATAATCTGAACTTGTTCTTGATCTGTTTTAAGAATTCCACCATAGGAATCATACGGTGATTCAATGACAAAACAATTTGATAATGATTGAACCTGAAAAGGATTACCAATCGCAGACATTGGACTACCTTGTGGAACAACATCCCACGAATTCAACATTTCAAAAATTTCTTGTTCTGATAATGGATTAGGATAATTCTGTTCAATACGAGCGAATTCAGAAGCAATTCGATTGTGCATATCTTTAGGCGTTAATTCATAAAGATTGCCTTCTAAATCTTGAAGTGCATATTTTCCTGCAAAAACATCTGCTGCAAGTGTATCACCATTAAAATAATTTATGGATGCATTTCTAACTTCTTCATACGTATATTTTTTCATATTACTTACCGTGAAATTTACTCAAAACGAGAGAAGAATACATATCATACAAATTATAAAACTTCATCATCATCTTTTTTCTTTTGAAAAACAGGATCATTGCGTAATTCTTCCCACTTCGCTCTAAGCGCTTTTTTCATTGAATTATCATCAGAATTCTTTGCCTCGTCAAATCCACCTGGTCCACCAGTAATTTCAAAATTACTTCTTGCAGTATCAATTTTCAAAGGATAAACAAGACCATCACGACCAGCTCTGTTTTTTGCAACAAACAATCTTCCTATTCCTGATGATTTTTCGTGAGCGCGTCTAGAAATACTAATAACAACGTCTGCAACCATTGCTTTTCCGTACGCTTCAGACATATTACTTAAATCAACAATTTCTGCTGATGAACCTTCTTTATTAGACTGACTCGCTGTCCAGATTCCTAATTGTTTTTCACTTGCTAAACCACGTAATTCTTCATATACAAGTTTTAATTCATGTCTTAATGAATCATACTGACGCGTTGAACGCATGATATCAGCATAGTCAATGATTATCAATCCGGGACGAAACCCTTTTAAGTCTAATCTTTCAAGGTGACTTCTTATCGTATAAATACTCGCCGTGTTAGTTGGAAATTCCTTGATCATCAATTTTCCCAATGATGTTGATTTGTATTTTTCTAATACTTTTTCTTTATTTTCAATGATGTCATTTGAATCAATTTCACAAAGATTCGAATCATATCTTCTACCAACCGCAGATTCAGAAAGTTCAAACGTATAATGTAAAACATTAACGCCTACTTTTAGTGCTGAAGCACCCAAAAATGTAAGCATATGACTTTTGCCAACGCCTGTCGAGGCGACAATGCAACCAAGTTCACCAGCACCCAAACCACCGTTAAGAATTTCTTTTTTATCAAGTTCAGGTAACCCTGTTGTAACACAATTACGTTGTAAAAGCGTAAATCTACTTTCATAATCTTCAAAAAAATCATGACCTAAAGCAGGTGTAGTTCCAACGCAAACAGCTTTTTTGATCTCTTCAACAATCTGTTCATATTTATTCGCAGCCATTTGATCAACTGCATTTTCAAGCGCATGTTTTAAAGCCTGTTTTCTACAAAATTCAAGCGCTTTTTCTTTTACATAAATCAAATCACCCGTATCTGGATCTGACTTCATCCTTTGTAAGTAATCAATGATTTGATCACGTAATGATGATTCAGTTCCTGATTTTAATTCATCACGAACAATTGTCACAAGCAATTGTAAAGTTGGAAAAACTTTGTATTTTTTTGCATACGCAAAATAACGATCTGCAAGAAATATTAGATATTTCAAATCAAAATATTCAACATTTAATACTTCAAGCATTTGTTCTGCAAATTGTCTATCTGACAATAATGCTTGCATAATTTTTTCTTGAAAATTTCGCCCAAACTGTCCGAACGTTGTATTCTGTAATTCCGTCATTTTAAACCATTAAAAGAATAAAAAAAGTCTTCAACATCAAAATTGCCAAGACCTTCTTTAACCAATTGTTTTACTAAACCTACCTTATCAATTTTAGGTGAAAATGTACTAATGATATTTTCAACTTGTGACGATTGCAACGCTGTTAACATTCCTCCGTCAAGATAAACTAATTTCCAATTTCTTTGAACAATATCTTTATTGTCAAGAATTCGCTTGTACATGTGATTATCTTCTTTATGAGCTTCAGCGTAATTCAAAACATCTTGTAAAAGAACAGCTTCTTCTGACCCCAAAAATGGAAACAATTTTGCAATCGTCTTAAATCCCAATCCTTTAATTCCAGGAATATTATCTGAAGGATCACCGCACAATGTTTTTGCCATTGCAAAATTCTGTGCTGTTACACGAAATTCACTCAAAACATCTTCTTCTTTTACAAACGTCTTTTTATGAAAACTATATATTCTCGTTTTTTCATCAACAAGCTGATACATGTCTTTATCTGATGAAGCAATGACTTTATCGGTCATCCTAAAACGACCCCTACAAAGATATGCAATAACGTCATCACCTTCGCAATCTTGAACATATATTTGACACGCAGGAGCATATTTTATCATTGCCAACAATGCGATCAATTGATGTTTTTGATTGTCGTCAGATTCGGGAATATCATCTTCATAAAAACGATTTACCTTGTCTGGACGTCTGTTGAGTTTATATTCAGAATATAATTTTCGTCTTTTTTGTGAGCCTCCTGACTCCCAACAAATATAAATCGCAGAAGGTTGCATTTCAAATGTAATACGTTTTAAAGTTTTAAGAAACCCAACACAACCGCCCATTTGATATCCATGTGTTGACATCGCAGGATATGCACTATAACTACGTACAAAAAGATTTAACCCATCAACAATGAGAATAGGATTTTGTTGAACATTATTCATTTATTTATTCTAATCTATTTGCAATCTCAGAACAACTACTATTTATCAACATGAACAACGGTCTATTGGCAGAGTGTATACAGCTTATGGTTGAAAGAATAAAAAGCAAATATGTGCATGATATAAAACAATCTTTTGGTACACGATTTAATCTCGAGACTTTCAAGAATATTGATAATATTCACGTATTGAATTCCTATGCCAAAAGATTTTTGAATAAACTCGGGCAAGGTAGTTCAAGAGCAGCATACCTTTTATCTGGGCGATATGTGCTCAAGATTGCAATAAACAAAAAAGGACTTGCACAAAATGAAACTGAAGCTTCAGTTTATACAAACCCTAAAACAAAAGAAGTTGTTGCTAAAATTCACGACTATGATCACGATTATAAATGGTTGATTTCTGACGTTGTAAATCCAATCAAATCAGAAGAAGAATTTGAACAAATTAGTGGTGAACCCTGGCAAGAATTTATTGACGGTGTATGGGATGACGATAAACCACAAACTCTTTTGTCAATTGCGGCAAGATCAACAGTTAAATCAAATGATCTAATGTTTGGAGACGTAGACAACGTTGAACACTGGGGTAAAACACCCGATGGTAGAGTTGTTTTACTTGATTATGGATTTACGGGAGAAGTATTTGACAAATATTATTCAAAGTCTCCCGTCACGTTTAAAACTGCAACTTCAAATGCAATTACAGCAAATGCTCGTGACGGGACAACAAAGAAATAATCACTCTTTGATGATCATTACTGTTCCATGATACATTTTTGGTGGATCTTCGTTAACATCAAATTCTGATATAATCCTAATTCTGTCTTCGTGAAGAACGTGATCATAATGAACATTCATATCAGCAATTTTACCATGACATGAATTATCAGATGATTTCTGAAACAATACTGAACTTTCAAGATAAGGCATCAAGTTTTCATTAACAAACAAATCATTCTGTAATCGTTTAGCTCGACCGTATTTTGAAAATGCAAGTTTTTGAAGATCGTTAACTATCGCTTTGATATTTTCAATTAATGATTCACTTTGCACGTTTTCAGGTGAATCAAGAGGCAATTGTTCTTTTTCAAAAAGAACAAAATATCTCGTTGCATCACTCATCTACGATCTCATCTTCTGTAACTTCACCTTCAGTATTATACTCTTCGTCAGTTGAACTCACAATTGTATATGCTGCTTCAATCGCTTTATCAAGAAAAGGTTTATACAAAGGATCTTTCATTAGATCGCCAAAATCTGCTTTATAGAATTTCTTTTCAAGAATTATTTCACCGGTTGATTCATCAGAAACAACAAGTTCTTTCCAGGCACCAGTTCCTGATACGTTGATTTTTGCTTTACATACACCATTTTTAAGGTGTGTATATTCAGTTAATACTTCATTATTAACACAATGAGCACGAACCTCATCAAAGATATATTCATGTTCAACGATTCCTTTTCCAAAGATAATATCAAATTCATATTTTCTAAATGGAGGAGCAACCTTGTTTTTCTTGATAGTCATTATTACATGAATACCAATAACGTTTCCTTTTTTGTCTTTAACTTGACTTCCTGAACTCAAACGAATACGAATACTTGAATGAAATGGAATAGCTTTTCCACCTGGCGTTGTTTGCGGATCACCATGCATTACACCAATAGCATCACGTAATTGATTAAGACATAATAGCGTTACATTATTTTGCCCGATGATGCCAGTTAGTTTACGCATTCCTTTGCTGATAACGCGAGCTTGAAGACCCATTGTATTATTTTCATATTCACCTTGAAGTTCCGCGAGGGGTGATGATGCTGCTACTGAATCCCAGATAACAACGACTGGTATGTCTTTTGTTAATGATTTTGCCTTAAGAATTGTATCTTCGATTGCTTTGAATACGTGCTCTGTTGCATGAAGATCAAGAAAAACGAACCCTCGTTTAATATTAATTCCCATCTGTTGAAGTTTTTGAACGGGGGTTGCATTCTCTGTATCGATATAAATGACTAAACCCCCTAATGACTGTGCATTTGCTGCAGCATGATAAGCTAAGTGTGACTTACCAATCGAAGGTGGACCAGCAATTTCAATAATTCTTCCTTCTGGATAACCACCTCCTGCTGCATTACGAATAGCATAATTTAACTGAATTGAACCAGTATCAAGCCAACGCTTAACTGTTGTTGGTGCTTCAGTTTCAGCAAGATTATATGCACAACGAATTCCGAATTCTTTATTTATATCGGAAATTAAGGCCTTTGTGAGCGCGTCGAGTTCAATTTCTGTTGAATCCTGTTGTTTATTTCGTTCTTGTAACTTTTCTTTTTTTGCCATTCTATTATCTCTTTATCTGTAAATCTTACGATAATTTTATTGTTTTCAGTAGCCCATATATTTTGTTTTATATCTTTGTCAATATTTTTCAATATTGACACATCTTTTGATGATTTTAATTGTTTAATTGTGTTTATTGGCCGATTTAATCCGTGCCAATAAACACCGTCTACTTGGACATATAGATTTGGATTTAAAATTTGAAAATCAAAAACCCATCGATTAGTTGTTCTAACTTGTGCTAGAACGTTTTCTTTTCCATATAAATCATATAAAACTTTACCTACAAATTCTTCAACTTGTGAAGTTAATTTTTTAGTTCCACGTAATTTCTTTGTTATCAACGATTTTTGATACGCAGATGACCAATTAAATTTGGCCTTTATTTCATCAGATTGCATCACATATTCAACACCGTATCGTTCTAAATTTGTTTTAGAACGTTTAGAATTTATTGCGTTTTGTTGTTCAACGGTACGTTTCTTAACCGTGAGATTCGTTTTTTCTTTAACTAAATCTGATTTTGCAGGATTATCAACACCATATCGTTCTATAGATGTTAGTTTTGATGCATCAATTATTGATTGATCTTTTTTAGGATTATCAACACCACGCAATTTTATCCAAGTTTCTTTAATTTTATCTCTTATTTCTAATGACGAAAAAACATTTATCACACCATGACGCTCTAAATTTGTTCTAGCAATTTTATTTGCCAACAATCCACCTGCTTTTAACGATAACTTTCTACACTTTCTTGAGCAAAAATGTATACTTTCAATACACACTGAACAAAGATATCTCTCAATTTCTTTTTTACAGACATCACATTCAAGTAATACACGTTTTGTTGTTACATATGATTTCAACATTTGAGCGAAACGCTTGGACTTGCACCAAGAATCTCCTAAGGGGTACTTAGGTATGTTGCTTACACCACGCTCGCGTTTGATGTCAATTAAGACACCAAGATTATTTTCAATCGTCTTGCATTAATTCATCAAATGCATCATCAATTGACTTATTTTCAACTACAGGTGCATCAACGTCAACTTCAGAAGCTGTTGATTTTTTTGACTTTTTTGCAGGTTTAATTTCATCAACCAATTTATCAAGTTCATCTTTTTCTTTTGAAGGTGACTTTGAAAGGCCATCATCTGTAGATAAAGCATCACCTGTTAACCATTGATTAAGAAGTGATTCAATTTCCTGAGTTGACTTAAGTTTATACATGTCATCAAGATTGGGAACTGACTCTGACCACTTTTTCAAAAGTTCTGCGTCTGAGGTCAACACCGATGTTTTTCTTGCTGCCTCAACTTGTGTATCTTGAAATTGTTTCCCTGGTTGTTGGGTAATCACCACTTTAAGATCAAATCCAGTTTCTGGATCAAGAATATCTCCTACATCAGAATCAAGATAATAGCCTAACAATTTCTGATAAATTATCTTTCCAAATGACCAAACTTGGACGCCTTTTGCTTCTTCGCCTCGAACAATTATTGGCAAATACGCTCGCATTTTTGGAAGAAGTTTCTTTGCAAGAGTCTTATCTTCAGGTTTTCCCGAAGAATAAAGTTTACGAATAAGATCTTGAATTGGATCAGGTTTTCCAAACTGATTTGGTGTTAAAATCCCAGGACCGTTACCAAGATAATAAAACCATTTTTCAATGATTGGAGAACCTTCAGGCGCATTTTTCCATGCTAGACCTCTTATTTTATATTCACCCACGCCTGGTTTCCAGAGCTGAATTGATGAATTCTTATAATTTCCCGAGAGTTGCGCAACGCGCTTACGAATTGCTTCTAAATCTATAGCCATAATATTTCCTATTTCCTTTATTCCGATTGACCAATTAAATCATTCAATCTGATTGATTGAATCTTATTTTCCGTTTAACCATTTGTTCACTCTTCAGTTTATAGAAGATTAAACTTTTTCTTTATTTTGTCTTATTCTTTTTTCTTCCCAATTTGTCAGGATTCATACCCAAAGGAGCTGAATAACCTGCTACAGCACCAACGCCAGAAAATTCATTAACATTTTCAGCTTCTTCAACTTCATCAGTTTCTTCATTATCTTTGTTTGGTGAGATTAATTGTTGAGGTACACGAGCTAATCTTGTTTCTTCAAGAAACAGTTTCACATACTGTGTAATCAATGTTTTAATCATAATCTAAATATTCGTCAAAGACAATTTCTTAACAAGATTAATACTTTTTCCTTAAAATTTTTCTTTTTCTTGCATCGTACTGATATAATCAGCAGTCATAATAACATGCGCAAGTAATGGTTCTTTCAGACAATATTGACGATTTTCTTCAACAACAAATCCATCATTTAAACGAATAGCTAACATTTCATTAAGTGTCAATTTAAGACCAAAATGCTGACATAGAAATATACTTCGATCGGGAATCGTCATATATTGCATATCTTTATTGTACGTATAAATCTCTCCCAATTTATTTCGACGCCATTCATCAGTTTGTGGAATGTAATAATCATTATCAATATCACCACATTTTCCAAGGTCATGAAACATTGATGCAATAATCAATGAATCTTTCGGCAAATTCCATTCAAATGCAGCATTAAGTTTTAGTGCGTTTCCAAGAACACGTAGTGAATGATCTAATAAACCACCTGGGAATGCACAATGAAACTCTGGTTTTCCTGATGCAGGACATAAATAAAGCCTTTCGCCTAATGTTTCAACCATTGACGTTGCAAATTCAGATCTCTCACCTAACTTTGACATCAATTCAAGTGTTTTATTCCAATTTTTCTCAAGTTCTTCTTCTGTTAATGACATATAACAACATATTCCTTTAATCATTTGTGTACAAAGGTTCAATTTTGAGGGGAAAAGCCTGTGTATATCCTGGAACAAATATTGATTTTATTTGCTTAAGATTATCAATCTGACTATTTGGGACATCAAGAATTAGTGCATCATGCAAAAGATACAAAGGTTTTATTTTGTCAGATTGTTCTTTAAGAATATCAATTATTCTCCCAAATCCTAATAAGGATACATCAACACCAGTTGACTGTGTATAATAATTGATCAAAATATGTTCAGTTGGGTCATCAATCTTTATTCTTCTTCCATAATGATTTTCGATATAACCCAGTTCGTATACTTGTTTTTTTAAACGTTCTAGTAATGATTTCGTATTGAAATATTGTTTAACGTACTTAACAAAGTTGTCTAATTCGTCACCGTCTAATTTTAATTTGTCTCCCAGCAAACGCTTAGAACTTCCATACAATTCACTTATAATAACAAGTTTTACATCATTTCGTGGGCGATTAATTTCAGAAGAAATTGAACGATATAGATCTTCGTCTAGACAATCTTTGCCAGATTCATATAACAATATGCGTGGTTCAAGCGCAGAAAAATCAATTGACATTATTGTACTGTTTTCACTTTCGGAAACAATAATATCACGACAGTTACGTTTTAACGTTAGAATCTGTGGTCCTTTCGTCACTGTCAAACGACCAGTTAAAGTTCCAAACCTGTTGTACACAACAGTATCAGCATAATCACTATTCACAGTAGGTTGAAATGATTTGATCACATGAGGATTTTGAGCATTATCTGTTAACGTATTCTTAAGTCTTGTCTTATCAATTTTTGCCCTATTTAAGGAGTTCAAAGGCTTGTTACAGGGCACCCACGTGCCTTCATAATAATTCATTGATACTTTTTTATAGGCTTCTGCAGCTAAATTTGCGATTTTTTTGACAAAATCACGATGGGCAGAAGAAGACATTATGTTCTTCCAAGGAAACTGAATTGAGTCAGATTCTAATGAAGACATCATTTTCAAATACTTTTCATCAGGAAGTAATGAAAAACTTAAATCGTTTAATCTCAATAACGTATCAAAACATCGTTGAGATTCATTTTTAATTTTTCCACTCAAATGCCATGAATCGTTTGGAACAGATTTAATCCAACTATAAATGCCTGAATTACACAACAAATGTTTTTCTGTACCGATTACAGATGAATCAATGCAGAGGCACATAAATTAACTTAATCAAATTTACAGAAAATTACAAACCTTTAGGTTCATATTGAACTCCATGCTTAAACCATTGTTTTGAACTTCCATCTATAACAGCTGGTTTGTCGTTATCTCTGTGCAATTTTCCAGAACGCCAATATTCAAATTTCCCAGATGCACTGATCAAGGCAGGTTTATCACCAACACGATTCAATCGACCGTTTTTTATCCACACGATTGAATCTAACTCCTCGTCAATGTACGCTTTTTTATCAATTAGATCTTGCAGAATTTCTTTTACGTCTTCGTCTTCTTCAATTAAATAAAGTTCTAACAAGAGATCTTCTACACTAAAATTACGATCAATCAAAAATACCATTTTGGCAAAAAAAGTTTTACAATTATTCCACGATAAAATCATATCACTTAAACAATAGGGTTGTGATTCTGCGTCAAATTTAATACTTTCAATAACTTCTGAAGATAATTTGGAAGAAATAGGATCATTTTGATCATCTAGTTGATTGTAACATTTTAAATCATCAATTTGATTATAATCATCTCTAACAACTTGAACAGCAACTTTATCAAAATTGTCTTTTAATTGCTTTTTCCTTATTACGAAATAAAATAACGCATTTTCAGACTTGTAACCTTCGTAATCTCCCGTATTTTCTTGTGTTATGCACCAGGTTGTATTTCTTCCGTACAATTGTGCAGCTTTCTTTGTATCAATTCTCAATACAATACATGTTTTATCTTCAAAAATCTTAACGGCGCCTGTCTTAACTTGTATTGTTTCAGAACGCTTTGATGCACCAAGTATGTCTAATTCAACTTCTAAATCATCAATTTCAGAATAAAAATATATGTCTTTATTGGGAAGCCTAGAACCATCTTTAATAAAACGAGAAGTTACAGATTTGACGTGTTCCACGTCAGCACCTTTTGACACTTGTTTAATCATCCATTGAAGAAGCTTTTTTGTAGGTGTGGAATCAACTGCGGCAAGGCTTTGAACGTCTACATTTGGATTCCTCTTAGCAAGATCTTCAACTCTTCCTTCAGAGATCAAAATCAATCTGAGATATTCACGCAGAAAATTCATTCTGTTCCTTTAAGAGACTTAATGTAATCTGTAATTTTTGGTGCACTGAAGAATTTTCCATACGCGTCATGAAAAGTTAACGTCATTTGTGAACTAAACTTCCCTGGTGAAATATTGTGCGTCAACCCAGTCATAAGATACATGTTATCAACAGTCGTTCCAGTATTAAAGTCAATAAAGAACACTTGACCATAAGATAACATTGGGCAACCTAATGAATCTAATGTCAATGATGCAGGAATAATTCTTAAAGGTAAACCTCCTACGTCAGCGCCGTTAGGCGACAAAGTTTGAGGTTTACCGTGACCTTTTGCCAAAGCCTGCATTTGTGCTGTCGCTAACAATGGATCTTGTTTTGATGCTAAGTTTGCGTTTGAAACACTTGAAGCGTTCATTCCATGAATAATTGTCGGAACCATTTTTGACACAAACGTTTTAACGTCTTTATTACTAACGGTTTTGCTTTCTTTGTTTTTTAATAATTTGTCGCCATCAGTATGACTGTTATAGATTTCATTAGGTGTGAGATTATTTAACATCGATTGTTGTTTAACATATTCACTATCTGCTTCAGCAAAAGACATTTCATCGTCACCTTGCAGTAATAAATCTGCTATTTTGTAAGGATTATTTGTCTTGTCAAAAATATGAAGTCTCATAATTTTTGTGTATTGTTCTGCACGATTATTTCCAGAAGAAGTTTGAATTTGATTTAATTTATCATGTTCTGATAATGATGTTGATGCTTGAACAGTTTCAATATACAACTCAATTGCGGGCATAATAAACTGACCTTTTGCAAGTTCATATTTTTCAGGTGGAATTCCCTTTTTTAGCGCGGGTGATTTATTTGAAGGATCGTATGGAGCGAAATATTTTCTGTGACCATATCCTATTGCTCTTGAATCATGTAACTGAGAATCAATAACAAGTCTTAAAAATTCTTCAAGTGTAACTCGTTCATTTCCTTTTCGTTGTATGTGATCACGATATTGATCTAAGAACACTGGCATGTCGATTGGAAATTCAGCGATGTTTACTGCTGCACAACTTCCGGCATGACTATTAAACTGATAAAAATACAATTGTAATTCGTCAATTCCGTCAAGTGATTTTAGGGCTTCTGCCATAAACACAGAAATTAGTTTACCAAGTGAAACTGCTTTCTTTTGAAAACCTTTAACCTTAGTTCCCGTTGGATTTTTCAAATCTTTTATTTCAGATTCACCATAATATTCGTTAATAGATTCAATTAGGCTTGTTAATGGGTGAGAAACTGATTTTGATTCAATGAATCTTTTTTCGTCCTTTTTAATTGAAGGTAAAAACGGATCTGCACCGCTAATAACCTGTTGAAATTTTTCATTTGTTTTTATTGTTGATTGCGTTTCAAGTGTTTCTTTAAATTTAACGTAACCTTTATATTTTGGGTTATACAACTTTTCAAGTTGTTCAATAAGACCTTTAACTGCTGTTTGATCAAGTTTTAGATCTTTACTGTTTAAGCTTGTTTTGATATCACTAAGTGATTTTTTAATATCGTCTGACGAAATTTCAGAAGGATAGGTCCCACTTTCTGCTGATTCAAGTAATGTAAATCCACGAATCTCACGATTTGTGCCTCCATTCGAAGAGATTCCTAGTGCATTTTTATATCGAGCAACTTTTTTTGCAATGTCTTGTATGTCTTTAATTATTTGTAAAGAACCATCGCCATTAACATTTGACGTTCTCATTTCTGGGATCCCTTTAGTCCATAATGATAATGTTATGTTTACTTGACCCATTTGATCAAATTCGAATTGAGTGTTTATGATTCCATACGCATCTCTAACAAGCATATTTTCATTGATAAAATCTGCGTAAGGATTTCCAGGCTCGACCGGGTGTCTCCAACCATAAGTAATCCAAACGGTGGGTGCAGAGTCTTTATCCTGATACACTTGAGGTCTTATAAGATCTGCTATTTCAGATAATCTTGATCTGTCATGCAATTTGAAAACGACAGTTGCTTTCTTATATGAATACAAACCGACATTAGGAGTGACATTCACTGAAAAACTTTCAAGTGTCATCAATGGGCGCATGGGATCAATTACATCAACATAACGTCCTACATTTGATGCTGGATCAGTGTTAATTAACGTTTGGGGCGAAGTAAATATTTCCATTCCCGACACAGATTGTGCACCATCGGGACCATGTTTTTCATTTGCATTAATCAATATAGATGTAGGTGATTCTGAATCTTTGAGAACTGAATTATCACCACCCAATAAGAACTTTAAAAGCCCAGGCGACCACATATGAGGTTGCGATTTATTTGCTTCCGGAACACCACGTTTAAAAGCAAATTCAACATCGAGTAATGGAACCATACGAGAAGCAATTATAGTTGGCATGAAATTCAAAAATTTTTCAACTTTTTCTGAATTTCTTATTGCAGGACTCATGAACCCAGAATTACATAACATTATTCCCATTGATTTTTTAACATCGTTCAATTTGACATCAGTTCCAACAATTTGTTCGAATGTAACGTTATTAATAGGATCTTTCCCAGATGAATCCATCGCAATAAAAGGCGCCGTACCAAAGGCGGTACAAGACGCGCCTGTTTTATAGAACTGAATAATACGCTTAAATTGTTCAAGTTGTGATGCTTCTTCCGCCTTGGCACTAAACGTTGTTAAATCTTTACTAATTTGATCAACTGTTCTTGCACCTGAAGTACCGTATATGATGTTTATCAAATCTTTTGCAAGGCTCGTATCAATGCTCTTGTCTGTTCCTAAAGAAAGTTTCTGAGCACCCATCAAATCTGTGGGTGTCATCATTCTGAATATGTCGTCTAATTTTTCGAAAGTCATTTATTTCCCTTAGGAACGTATTCAAGACCATTTTTATACCAACGTTTTATTCCGTCGCTATAAATTATTGCAGGTTGATCATTGTCTCGATGAAGTAGATCATTTCGATACCAATATTTTGTTCCGTTAGAATCAATCGTTGCAGGCTGATCATTGTCTCTATGAAGTTGACCGTTTCGATACCAAAGTTTTGATCCATTAACATTAATAACTGCAGGCTGATCATTGTCTCGATGATATCGTCTATTTTTATTTTTCCATTCAATTCCATCATAAAAAGAAACTGCTTTCCCAGAAATCAAATCTGAAAGAATTTCTTTCATTTTTTTGTCAGATTCAACCTGAAGAAGTTTTCGAAGCGTATCTTTTTCGTTTAACTGTTCAGAACACAGAAATACAAGTTTATCTTTTTCAGTTCCTAGTTGTGACCAATATGTGATGAGTTCCTCATCACTGTATTTATCACCTGATTTTATTCTAGCAAGAAAGGCTTTTGGTTGAGACTTGACATCTGATTTAACTGCTGTGAGTGCTTGTGCACTTACCCCTGCTTTTTTAGGCATCATTTCTTCATCAGCCTGATCAAAAGCTTGAATCTGTTGAACAGAATTATTTTCATCTCTTATCACTGCAAGAGCAACTTTGTCAAGATCATCACCCAGAGGTTCTTTTCTCAGAACGTAATAGAACAATACGTTTGAAGACTTATACGTTTCATAGTGTTGTTCTTTCTCCATCGTGATGCACCATTTGGTGCCTTTTCCATATTGTTGTGCAGCTTCTTTTGTGTCAATTCTTAAGACGACGCTTGCGTCGTCTTCATAAATTTTGACTGCACCTGATTTTGCCTGAATTGTTTCTGAACGCTTTGATGCACCAAGTGCATCAAGCGCAGATTCCAATTCATCAATTTCAGAATAAGAGTTTATGTCTTTGTTCTTGAGTCTAGAACCATCTTTTGCAAAACGAGAAGCAACAGATCTGACGTGTTCCACGTCAGCACCTTTTGAAACCTGTTTTACCATCCATGGAAGAAGTTTCTTTGTGGGAGTTGAATCTGAAGAAGCGAGATCTATGACAGGAACATTGGGATTCTGCTTGGCAAGGTCTTCGACCTTGCCTTCAGAAATCAAAATTAATCTAAGATATTCACGCAGAAGAATTAAAGATGAAGACATTGAAAGTAAATATTAACTAGTCAACGATATTACGTCAGATAAATCGGGAATCTTAATTATAGTCCCAGCAGGAACTTGTAACCCCCA